GACAGAGCCACATATGGGGAATGGGCTTTATTCGGTGACCCAAAATGGCGGTATGGTCCAGCAGCTAAGAAGATAGGATACGATGTCGAGGGATACGTAGAACTATTCAAGGAGATAGAGGATGACCTTGGGATTGATGTAATGGAACGAGTAGGTGATTCACGTTTCTTTGCCAAGGAGAATGAGAACAATGTTGATTTGTTCACTAGATTTTATGACTACGGTATGAGTTTCATACCATCCGATGGTCAACAAGAACAGATTGGTTGTACTGCTCTGGATGAGTGGTTCAATTACAATCCTAACTATGATATTGATGAAGCCAATAGACCTCGCTGCTACGTCCACAAGGACTGCGAGAACCTAATTGACAGCATCATTAACTATAACTCAGTGGGTAAATCCGATGAGGCACTCAAGGACTTCTTTGATATACTGCGTTACTTGCGTATGTCCAATGGAGGAATGGGACCTGATTACTTTACATCAAACGATATGCACGCCACGAACCGTGGCAAAGGAGGATACTAATGGCTAAGAAGAAACTAATACAGATAGCAAAGGAACAAGAAGTTGAATTTGAAGAAGCTATGCAGATAGCTCAAGAAAAACTTCCAGAGGGCAGCTTAACAGGCAAGGGTAAGAATACTTGGGTAACAGAGGAAGGCACAGCTATCCTTGAGGAGTCCTTTATGATTACTGAAATTATCCCCAAACATTTCAAGGGAATTGTTCTAAATGATTGTCCTAACCCAAAGTACGTAAGTGTACTGCACCCAGAGGAACGTAAGCGTGTCAATGTTTTGGTTCCACGTAAATGGCAGGGCAAGTTAGTAAAGAAGGAAATTACTTTCGAAGCTATTGAGGATGTGAACGGAGCAAGCTACCGATATGTTGGAAAGCGATAAACTAACATTGGACCGTGATTGGTGCAGGGAACAAAGCGATAGATTTGCCTCATGGGAGATGTTTCGGCGTACAGTTACGCATGAAACTTCTGTGCCAATGAATAATGGTGAACTATGTGATACAATAGGCGTATCATCGAGTTATACTATACGTTTACTCAAATCTTTACAAAGACGACTAGATAATAAAAATGCAGAATGAAACTGTCTCTAATTCACTTACTTATGTTAGTGATGAACCCGATATTAAAACTCTCCACTATGCTTATGACCAAACGGTTGTAGAGTTAGAGTCATATTTTGACCTGTGCCGTACATCATACGATGACCGCCGTAACTGGTGGTCTGGCAAAAGTCGTGACCACCGCAAGCATGGTTCTGACGCATTTCCTTGGGATGGAGCAAGCGACATGGAGTGCCATGTTATTGACGAGCGTATTACTCGTCTTGTTTCTCTTTTTATGGCTTCACTCAATAGAGCGAATGTTAAAGCTTTCCCTGTGGAAAGTAGTGACATTGCGAGAAGCCGTCTCGTGTCAGGATTCCTGAAGTGGATGGTGTCATCTGGATACATTCCTCGATTCTACCGTGAGATGGAACTTGGAGCTAACTATTTGCTTGAGCGAGGCATACTGATTACTTATGTTGGATGGCAGCGTGAAGATAGAAAATTTTTACAACAACTAGACTTAAATCAAATTTCTCAAATAAGCCCAGAGGTTGCGGATGCTATTACCAGCGGAGAAATGGATGAAGAGTTAATTATACTAATTCAAAATATATTTCCAGGAACTACAAAAAAACGTTCCAAAAAAGCTATTAAAGAATTACGAAAAAATGGAGTAGCTGAGTTGCCAATTATACGTAGGCAGGTAAACGCACCCGATGTTAAAACACTAGCACCTGATGGTGATTTCTTTTTTCCACCTTATGTTACGGACCCTCAAAGAGCACCTTACTGCTTTTGGCGAACGTACTATACACCACAAGAACTAGAAAATAAAGTCATCACCGATGGATGGGATGAGGACTTCGTTGATTACGTTATTGAAAAATATCGTGGAGTTAACATTGATAGTATAGAACGAGAGCAGGAGGGTCGCCGTAGCATAAGTCTTACTGATAATGCTTACGAAGCTGAGGAGCTAATTGAAATCTGTTATGGATACCAACGCCTTATTGACCAAGAGGATGGTGCTGAAGGTATTTACTGCACAGTATTTCATAAAGATTTTACTGGCAATGAAATAGTACAGGGATACGCTAAGTTTGAATTACTAAACGGGTACGAAGATTATCCTGTTGTTGTGACTAAGTTATCAGAGGATAGCAAGCGTCTTTACGACACCATGACTATTCCCTCAGTTCTTCGTGGTATTCAGAACCAAGTAAAGGTTGAGCGTGATTCACGTGTTGACCGTAATAGCCTAGCTACTTTGCCCCCGATTCTGCATCCAGTTGGTCAAGCACCAACGGACTGGGGTCCTGGTCGCATGATACCTTACCGCCGTAAGGGTGACTTGGATTTTGCTCCAACACCAGCTTACAATTCTGGTTCCGTTGAAATGGAAAATACTTTAACTGAACTTGCGGATAGACTGGTTGGATTGGATGAAACTTCAAATATTAGCCAAATACGAAAACAATTCCTAGTTGATAAGTTCCTTAGCCACACTGCGGAGGTCTTGCGTATGGCATTTAAATGTTTCCAACGATTTGGACCTGATGAAGTATTTTTTCAAGTTACAGGTATACCTGATGCTCAAACAATGAGTAAGGGCAATCCTGATGAAAATTTTGACATTATGATTAATTTTGATGTTCAAGATACTAATCCAGAAACTGTTGAAAAGAAACTATCACAGTTTGTTCAACTTAACTCACTGAACGCAAATGGTAGACTTAATGTTGATTCTTTACTTGATGTTGCCGCTTCGGCTATTGACCCTGTTATGGCTAATGCAGTTCTTCAGCCAGTTGAAACAGCACAGCAACAAGTGGTCAAAGATGTAACTGATGACCTTGCTAAAATATTTGCAGGCATTGAAATGCCAGCTAGACCTGCAGGTGCACAAATTGCAATGCAAGTTATTCAGCAATACACTCAGCAACCTGACGTTGCTCAACGTGCTCAACAAGATGAAGCTTTCCGTGCTCGTCTTGAAAAGTACGCTGGACAATACACGTTCCAGATGCAACAAGCACAGAACGCTCAGATTGGTCGTGTAGGTACACAGCCTGCACAAATGGGTGATATTCAAACACAAGGACTATAATGGACGTACCTCCAGCACAAGTAGATAACAAAACGGTAAGCGATATTGCTCTGAAAAGACAAAAGCAAGCTGAGAAACATAATCAAATAGTAGGTACAGCCAAAACATTGATAAAATATTTTGGTGCAGAAAATCCTTATGCTATTACTGCCATGTTGGGTAATATAGATGTCGAGACTGGAAACAGTTTTGATTATCTACAAAAACAAGGTGGCGGTGGTCCTGGTAGAGGATTGTTCCAATTTGATTTTCATAAACCCCAGTATGCAAAATATTTAAAAAGAAAAGGGTTAGAAGATAGTGCTGACTCTCAGGTAAGATATGTACATGATGCCATATATGGTGATGAACAAGAATTTCTAGGATTTGGTAATGCGAAAAAGTTGCGAAAGCTATTTGCCAGTTCTAGGGATGCAGTAGAACTATCCGATGGATTTCAAAATATATTTCTTAGACCAAAGAAAGAAAAAGCTCATACCGATAGACGAAGAGAAGCATCACGAATGTATACAATGGCGTTTGTTCCTGCTAAATAATTTATGAATATCCAAGACGATATAGAAAAGCTACATGAATACGAGGCGTTTGCTCGCTTTGTTAAAATGATTCACGAACTACGTGAGGAGACAATACAAGAACTCCATGAGGCTCCAACTGAGCAAATACAGCAAGTATCAGGACGTATCATTACGTATGACCAAATCATACAGATGGCTGGTTTCGATAAGTTGAAAAAGGTATACGCAGATTATATGTAACACCCTATGTTATAATCCGTCCATCGGCATCGCTCGCCGTTAATGAGTGGACAAATTATGACAGACGAAATCGAAACTGCGAACGCTGATGCAGTAGAAAATACAGCGGACAATACTAATATATCCGTCACGGATTTTGCAATGCGGAGACTTGGTGAAATGACTCCTGAAGCTGAAGAGCAACAGGAAGAAACTCAAGAAGTAGAAGCAGAGCCAGAAGCTGAGGTAGAGGAAACCGAAGAGGTTGCTGAAACTGAAGAACCTGAATCCGAAGATGTTCTTTCACAGTTGGACCTGGACGATATGTCCGAGGAGGATTTGCGTGAACTATCTGAAAAGCTAGGGAGCCGTGCAGTAGCTCGATTCGGTGAATTGACTGCTAAACGTAAAGCTGCTGAAGCTCAAATCAAACAGTTAGAATCAAGACTTCAAGAGAAGCCAAACCCATTAGAAAACAATAAAAAAATTGAAAACAATCCTTTTAGTAATCTTGATTCAATTGAATCATTACAAGAAAAAGCTGTTGAAGTAGAAAATATTGTTGAATGGGCTGAAGATATTCTTTTTGAAAGTGATGGTTATGCTGCTGATGATGTAGTAACGGAAGTAGATGGTAAAGATTTAACAAAAGCTGATGTGCGTAAGTCCCTATTGCAGGCACGTAAAGCACAAAAGACTTTTCTTCCTGACCAATTAAAATCTCTACAGGCACAAGAACAAGGGCAGCAACTTGCTGAAGCCTTTGGTCAACGTGCTAAAGAAGAACTTTCTTGGTTAGAAGGAGAAGACAATGATTTACGGAAGCAGTACGAGGCTACTATTGGTGATGAAAGATTCAAGAAGTTAAAAAACGTCCTGAAAAAAGAAGCACCCGATGTAGCGTCACAGCTTGATTATTTCTTTGCTCATGCAACAAATAGTATCTATGGGCGTAAGCCAGTAGAAACAAAAAAGAAGGTAGCTCCTTCAATTAATCCTCCCAAGACAGGTAATCCATCAGCTGCTCAATCTGAAAAGAGTACAGGAAGAACTGCCAAGGCTTTAAAAGAATTAGAAGCCAGGTTTAAATCGACTGGTAGTGCAAACGATTTCGCCGCCTTACGAAAACTTAAAATGGCTTCACGCCGTTAACTAAATAATAACTCATTAATAATAACTTATAATGTCATTCTCAAATACATTCGACACCACCAATACTGGTTCTGGTGTTTCCAATCGGGAAGACTTGACTGATGTCTTGACTATCCTTGCTCCTGAAGAGACTCCTATTCTCTCTTCAGCTAACAAACAACGTGCTACTGCTACTAACGTAGAGTGGACTGTTGATTCTCTAAGTGCTCCAAGTACTGCTGGTATCTCTGAAGGTGCTGACGTAACTGCATTCACTGACCAATTCGCTGGTCGTGCTCGCCTTGGTAACCGCATCCAGAAGTTCCGCCGTGACTACATGGTATCCGACCTCCAAGAGGCTGTTGATTCCGTTGGTCCTGCTAAGATTGCTCAAGCAGAAGCTAAAGCTATCCGTGAACTAAAACGTGACGTTGAAGCTACACTTGCTGGTACACAAAACAGTGCTACTGAAGATGGTGCTGGTACAGCTAATGCCCTTCGTGGTCTTGGTGACTGGCTTGACGGTGCTGCTGGTGGCGTTCCTGCTGCCTTCCAGACTCCTGGTGGAAGCATTAACGCAACAGGCACTAACTTCACAGAAACAGTATTCAACACAATGATTAGTTCAATCTTCCGTGTTACTGGTTCTACTAACAACCTTATGCTTGTTGCTGATACTGCTCTTCGTAGCACTATTGCTGACTTCGCACGTACAACTGCTTCCGCTACTGACAATGTTCGTAGCGTAAACTATGACGGCAACAGCGGTTCAATCAAACTATCCGTTGACTTATATGAGTCAGACCACGGTGTTGTTTCAATTGTAAACGGCAATCCTGATTGTATGCCAGCCGTTACTGGTGGTACTGCAAATGGTGCTGGTTATATTGTAAACCCAGAATACTACGGTGTTCACGAGCTTATCCCAATGGGAAGCACTCGTCTTCCAAATCTTGGTGGCGGTGAGCGTGGATTCGTTGACTGTGCACTTACACTCGGCGTGTACCATCCTGGTGCTCACGGTTACATCCAAGCAATAAGCTAACCCCTAACTAAGGAGATATAATAATATGGCTAAATTAACCGTAAATGAATCAAGTGGTGATTTTACTCACGTACTTGTTCTTTCTGCTCAAGACATTGTAAACGCAAGCACTAACCAAACAGTATGGGGTAAAATTCCTGCTGGTGGTGGAGTTGACGTTGCTTTTGCTGTGGAGTCCGTTGCTCTTGTTGGAGCTTCTGACATCACGCTTGAAGTTGGAACTGGAACTGATGACGACACACTTATCGATAGCTTCGACATTGACGCTAACGCAGGTGCTACTGTCTACAACAGTGGAACAGACTTCGTTCAAGGTGCTGGAACTACAACAGTTAAGGCTGGAGCCTCTCCTGTAGCTGGTTCTGGTGGTGCTGCTGCAACCAATCTTATTTACAAGTTTGGTGGAACAGTTGCTAACTTAACTGCTGGTGAAGTTATCATTGGTGTTCGTGTATTCGACCCAATGCGTTTCTCTGCAAGCTAATTAAATTCTGGTTGGGGGGTCTTCGGACCCCCTGCCTTTTTTTATTTATGGATATAATTGTTCCTACACTTAAACGCTACTCCGATGGCGAGATTGACCGTGCATTAATGCAGGAAATCAAAAACGGATTCAAGATGGAGCGGAAGAGTGAGCAATCACGTGTTGACCAAGCCGCTAAAGAAGCTACCGAACTAAAGGGGACTACTCACCCTACACTCGGTAAACCAGTCGCAACTCTTCCACCACGTGAATACTTCCGACTTGTACAGAAGTACGGTCAAGAGACTGTGCATTCTAAAGAATTTTTAAAGTACTACCAAAGAAAGTTTCCACAACTCAGCCCTAACAAAATCTAATGCAGACTCGTACATACGGCGATTTATTTAAATTAATCCAATCCTTATCAGGGGTTGGTTCTTTTGCGTCATCAGAACAAGATGATATTGCTAACTTTATTAATCGCCGATACTCGGAAGCTTTTGAAACAAGTCCTGTATGGAGTAGATTTTTAATTACATCAGAAGAACGAAAGGTTCTTCCGTTGGATTTAACTATTTCTGGAACAGCACGTGCTGACGGTAATCCAGCAGAACTAAATCAGGACTACGAGTATGTTGGCGTTGATACCGAAAGGGGAATGCCAGTCTATATTGGTAAAACAAATCCAAGTGCCGCAATACATAGGGATTCATCATATCGCTGGGTTATTGGTGCAGCAAGTAGCAATTTATCTATTACTGGTGCTAAACCATTTGGTACAGTTGATGTTTCATCAGTAAGCACTTATTTTCGTGGACAACTTCCTAGTACATCATTTGTTGCAAATTATATATACAATCCTGTTTCTGATACATACACAAAAATTTCAACATATACTGATACAGTTCCTACATTTACGGTAAATAAACAATACATACCGTATTCTCAATCAAATACTGTAGGTTCAGCTTCAACTCAATCTTTATCAACAATAGGTGGATTTAACCGTATTCACCGAAAACAATCATTTAATAGAAATTCATCCATTGAGTATGATTTTTTTGTTGACCGTTTGGGTGCTCATATTTTGAACGCAGTAACATCAGATGCAACATCTGCATTTGTTACTTATAAACAACAGTTTACACCTTTTACGACAAGTTCTAATTATTCAACAAGTAGCGAAGAAGTTCCTTCTGAGTTTTTTCATTACTTGGCTCATGCTGTATATGCTGACTTTTTACGCATGGATGGTCAAACAGATAAATCTTTAATAGAAGAACAAAACGCTAAAAACTATTTAGACTTAGAATTAGAAAGAATTGATTTAATTTCTAATAATAACACAATTAATAATAGATTCACTACTTACGTAAATCGGCAGTCCCGATAGACGATAACCCTGTGATATAATACCCGACATGGCAAGTTCACGAAATAACACACTAGAATTCTCATCAGCTGGCTCACAAGTTCTTGGAGCAAGCGACACCGCATCACTTACAAGCATTGGTGCAATCCAAGTAATTAATGACTCAGTTTTCACAACACTTACTAGTAGTAATGTTGATGTTTCAAAGCAAGTCCTTACTGGCGTAACAATACCAGCAGGAACAGTTCTTTACGGTCAGTTCTCTGCTGTTGTAATGACTTCCGCTGCTGGAAACCTTGTAGTCTGTCACGTAGTCTAAGATGTTCTTAGCACTCAAGAACGCTCTAGGTAAGCCCTTAGTGGCTACCTACAAGGGTCTGCTGGATTCCTTTAGTGGGGCTTCTGCTGCGTATTCATTGCGTAGGCTTAGTGGTTCCTATACTGGACACGCTTTACGTGTTCGCAGAAGTGGTGATAATGTAGAGGCTGATGTTGGGTTCAATGGAGGTTCAGTAAGTTTAACATCACCTGTGACCAATGCAAGTGGTGAACCAGCTTACACACTTACTTATTCTGATTCTGCCTGGCAGTTTACTGGAAGTGCAACTTTTACAAGTTCTAGTAGCACAGGAGCTTTTGTTATTTCTGGAACTTCGGGAACATTTTCTACTGACCTGACATTCAGTACGTCAGTAGCGTCTGGTTCAGCAGTAAGCGTTAGGGTAACCGTAGCCTCAGGTATTTCAGGTACTTGGTCTGTTAATCTTCAAGACGCAAGTGGTTCAGTTGTTTCAAATAGTGCTGCTATTACAACACAGGGAACTAAGACCCTTGCACTAACTTCAACTGCTCCTGCAACAAAAGTTGTTATATCAACTATTTCTTCAAGTGCTATTATGGATGCCTCAAGCTTTAGTGCAACCTCCAGTGAAGGTGATACCGCAGCGACAAATCTTGATGCATTCCTAAAAGAAGGTGCAATAACTTATAGTTCTGATTACAGTTCTGGAACAGATGGCTGGACATTTAGTGGTGGTTCTGTTGCTGCACCTGAAAGCATTGGAGGAGAAGACAATGCGTTAAAAGTCACAAGAGGTGGGGCTGGTGCTTTCTTTCCACAAAAAAGTAATGCCATTTCAGTTGATGGAACATATATGGTTGAAGTAAAACTTTATGTACCGTCAACTAACACAAGCAGTAACTTAAACTTTGATGTTAGGGAATCAAGTGGTGGCAATTCAGTTGCAGTTAATCTTACAGCACATGACACTTGGACAAGCTTTATTGTACCGCTTGTAGTTGGTAGTGGTAATAATGTGATTAGATTTGCAAGTACATCAATGTCAGATGGAGATGAGTTCTACGTTAAGGACTTCGTTACTACCTTGACTGGTGGTATGGATTTATTTGTTGATACTTGGTATGACCAAAGTGGTAATGAAAAAAATGCTACACAATCTTCTGCTTCGGCACAAGCAAAGCTTGCCTCAGGTGGTTCGTTAATAACAACTGGAGGAAAGATTGCAATGGATTTTGATGGCTCAAATGACTTTCTAGATATAGATTTTGGGGCGAACTTATCGCAACCAAATACTGTTCTGTTTGTTCACGAGTCAGATAATACAAATGCTGCTGATAATGAATTCTTTGATGAAAGAGGTAGCGGTCAACGTAGCCTTATTGATGTAGGTTCAGATGGTGATGATTATAGAATATTTGCAACAGGCTCTTTATTCTTTTCTGGAATTGATATAACTACAAATCAGTCAACCGTCTTTACAATCTTTAATGGCAGCAGTTCTGTTATTTCAATAAACGGAACAGCAGCTACAGGAACTACTGGTACTAATGGGATTAACCAAACGCAAGCGATTGCATACTCAGAACAAAATGGTGATTTTTATAATGGAACAATGCAGGAGTTCATTGTTTATAACTCTGACCAATCCTCAAACAGAACTGGTCTTGAATCAGACCTAAGTGACTTCTACGATATTTAATCATGTACTTACTTTACGCAACTGAAGAAGAAGCCAGTAATCGTGCTGACCAAGAAGGTCAACTCGTTGGTTACAAATACTGGACATCAAACGGTAGTACAAAATGGAAGACTTATCCAAGGATTACAGCGAAGCCATTGATTGGTTCAGCCAAGTGGTCATTGGATGTTTCTGACTATACACTTACAGAAGAGGAACAAGCAGCTACTGTTGATTCAGTAACTTACCCAACCAATAAAGTATAATGGATGATATTATTTACAGGTCACTTATCGGAATGTTTGGCTTCTTTGCTACTATTGAACTTACACCTGTGAATGAAATATTAGGTTTTGCTGTTGGTCTAGCTACGTTCGTGTACATGACATCTTCAGCAATAAAGGTAATACGAGAACTACTTAAAAAATAATGACACCAGAAATTATAGCTATGCTGGGTGGTGGAACCTCTGGTTTTATTATGAAGATGATTGCCAAGCAAGCAGAGAATCAAGCTCGCTTGTTTGAACAGACCATAAAAAAACAACAAGTCGCTGACGCATCCGCTGATTCTGCTGCTGCTCGTGGTGGTGATGCAGGTGGTTGGATTCGTAGATTCATAACTATCTGTGTTATGTTAGCTATTATTGCTGCTCCGTTTATTATTGCATTTACTGATGTTGGTGTGTCCGTACAGAAGGACTCAACATTCTTGTTTGGTTTATTTAGTTCTCAGAAATGGGAAACTGTAACTGGTTACGTTATTCTTCCTGAGGTTCGTCAGACTGCTTTGGCAATCGTAGGGTTCTACTTTGGAAGCTCGCAAGTAAAATGAGATGGACAAAGATAAAGCAAGGAAAGAACTTACTCGACTCCGTGATTCGCTCAATGAAGTCCTTGGTGGCAAAAGTAATAGCTTATCTAAAGCCGATGCCGAGAAAGCTGTTGTTGAAGCTAAGAAAGGTGTCAAAAGACTTCGTAAGTCCCTTCTTGAAAGGGTAAAGGATTTACCTGTAATCAACCAGGCTACCCAGTTGGGAGCCGCTGGCAGTGTAGCCGTAGCTACAGCTGCAGTCACACAGACCAATATAGCTGTGGACGAGACTGAGATTCTTGTGGCTAGTGTAGCTAATGACGTAGTCGAGAACCGATTCCAGCCGCCATCATTCATTGATAGATTCGTTGATTTCTCGGAGGTCAATGCTTGGGGTCAAGGAGTAATGCAGGAAAAGGTAGAATCAGTAAAACAAGAGATGGCACGTACAGAGGCTAAGATTGCCCCTACAAGCCCAGATAAGAGCAAGGGTGATACCCAGGGTACCCCTGAGCCACAAAAGGACGCTGAGGAGCCTTCTAAGGCTAAATCCGTGTCCATAGGCAGGGATAAATCAGAAGAGGAGACTAAGGACGAGGAACCCAAGTCCGAGGACAAGGAATCCAAATCCGAAGAGCCAAAGTCAGAGGAGAAGGAATCCAATGAAGAATCCAAGCAAGAAACCCCAAAGGACAATAAGGCTAGGATAGAAAAGCCAGAAGTCATCCCAGAAGAAGAAGTAGATGACATAGAAACAGAAGGACCTAGACCAGGCAGTGATTTAATATTTACTCCCTATGACATGAAACCTAATTCACCTGCATCATAGTATGATAGAATACCTGATAGTAAATTACAAAGATAATATCGTTGCAATGTCCTTTGCTTACATTGGCATACTGTCAATTATAGCTATGTTCTTACCTAAGAATAACCTACTCGGAAAGGTCAGCAAAGAAATCAAATCAATTATAACTACTCTGTTTAAGAAGTGAACCGCATCCTCATAGCATTTTTATTTGTATCTAGCATATTGGCTAGTGTCGTGCTTACTGATGTATCAGTGAAAGAAAGTGGCTATGAGTACACATTTGGCGTATCAATAGATGACAGCAAGTACGTCACAGATTTTATGGGTATAGGCACATATACTTACTATGAGAATATGACTTTTACCACAACTACAGCAGGGCAGTACCAGTTCACAGACATTGGTTCCAGCCTTACTAATGGCAGTACAAATACTGCTGTGCTATTGTACAATAATCCTGATGCTGTATTGATTACTGATGAGCCATGGGCTTTTTACAACAGTGATGATTTTTACTTTGGTGGCGGGCAGGATTATGTCAACAACATGAATAGCAATGACACTAGCTCTGACAGTACACCATTTAATACAACCCTGGACTTAAATGCTGACACACAATATACTGCTGTGTTTACTGCATTCCAAGATGGTATACTTGGCGGTATCAACGTCAAAATAAACTCACCGTCTCAGTTGACTCATGGTGTTATACCAGAACCAAAGGACGCAGGATTTGTAATCGCTTTAATAGTAGCTACGTTCGTAGCGTTCAGCTACTTCTATACTAAACTCAAATAAAGGAATATTATGCCAGATGGAAAAGGTACATACGGAACTAAACGAGGTCGTCCACCAATGGTAGCCAAAGGCAAAGGCAAAGGCAAGGGCATGACAGGAAAACGAAAGAAGTGCTAATGCATCGCAAAATACTAGAAGTTGCTTCAAAACTGGAGCAAGCATCCAAGGCTCATGCTGGACAAGCAAAGGTTCTTAGAAAAATCGTTGACGCTAAAATGTCAAAGAAACGAAAGCCTGTAAAATAATGGCAGCAAAGAAAGCAAAGAGCGGAGGCAAGATATGCCCCGAAGGTAAGGCGTGGGCAAGGCGAACCTTTGACACGTATCCTTCTGCGTACGCAAACTTAGCTGCATCTAAATATTGTAAGGACCCCAACTACGCCAAGAAATCAAAAGGCGGTAAAAGAAAGGGACGATAATGGCTCAACTAAAACAATGGCTAAAGCAAAACTGGGTAAGGATTGGAACTGATGGCGAAATCAAAGGACCTTGCGGAACGTCTAAGGATAAGAAAAACCCTGACCGTTGCTTGCCTAAAAGAAAGGCTCTCAGCTTGTCGAAAAGCGAGAGAGCGGCAACTGCTCGAAAGAAGAAATCAGAAGGAGCAAGAGGAAGAACAGTCGTAGCAAACACACCTAAAGCAAAAGTAAGAACTAAAAAGTAATGGCTGACAAATCAAAAATGAAATGCAACGTGCCACGCCGTGAAGTACAGGGTGGCAAGAAGTTCGTAGTGAAAGCCTGCCAAGGCGGAAAAGAAAAACTAGTACGTTTTGGCGATGCTAACATGACAATTAAAAAAGACCGTCCAGCACGTAAGAAAAGTTACTGTGCACGAAGCGGCGGTATTAAAGGTAAGAACAATAAACTATCAGCTAACTATTGGAGCCGTAGGGCTTGGAACTGCTAATGCCTGAATATCGCACATATGGACGAAGAGATGACCGTATTTCCAGGGATGGAGATGTAGGTTTTGTTGGTTTTAATAATCGCCTAAGACCTGACCAACTACAATCAGGATTGCTTGCTGATTCACGAAACATAAGACTTGACCGCAATGGTGAAGCACAAGTGCGTAAAGGCGTTGAGTTGATTACCGCACCGCTTGCTATCGGTGGTGCAGCTTTAATATTACCATTTTATTTAGTATCCGATGACAGTTCTGTTACAGTTACTCAAACTGGCGGTGAGTTAGTAATAACTAATGTAAATGCTACTAACTTTCCAAGTTCAGGAACTATTAATCTTTCAGGCGTTACAGGAATAAGTCCTGACCCAAATGGAAATCGTGCGTTTACAAGAAACAGTGCAACGCAAATTACAGTTTCGGACCAAACATATACAGGTACAGCTGGTGGTACAGCTACGGTAAAGTTTGGTATACTTGACGATACTGCTGTTAATTCAATATATGGCTCATGCGGATATTCTGACCCAAACAACAATGCAAGTCAGTATATAATTATTGCCTCAAATGCAAAAGCAATTTCTATTGATGTAGGAACTGGAACAACTACGGACATTGCTTATCCTACTGGAGTCACAGTCAGTCAATCAGTTGACATGATTCAAGCCTTTAACAAGGTATTTATTTTTAGAAACGGAGAAACAGCACTTGAGTGGAATGGTTCATTTTCTGGCTCTCCTGCATTTACTAAGGTATCCAGCGGAACATATACACAGCCAGTACCTATTGATATTACTGATTTAGATTATGCTAGTGGTATTGCAACCGCTACTGTAAGTAGTACGGCAACATTATTAGAAGGGGATGAATTAACTTTTACTACTGCTGGTTCATCAACTTACGCAGTTGGAGATAAAGTAACCGTCAAGTCAGTAACTAATTCAACAACATTTACTTTTATAACAGATAAAGAGGACCTTAGTAATAAATCAGCTACTGTTCAAAAAAATGTATCAGTAGGTCTTGGATTTAGCCATATGCCTGCACCTCCGTTTGCTGTATATCATCAACGTAGATTAGTAATGCCTTACAGATTTACCGTGGATGCTTCAAGCGATAGCTTTACTGCTCGTGGAATACTTGATGAGGTTATTGCTTCTGACATATTAGATAGTGATACATATGACCAAATATACGCTCAGTACAGATTTAACGCTGGTACCGCTGACTTTGTTGTTGGATTGCATTCATTCTCTGAAGATGTCTTATTGGTATTTAATCGAAACAGTATACATCAAATATCAAATAGTATTAATTTACAATCAGCTACTACACAATTATTAACCAATGAGGTTGGATGTGTAGCTCGTAAATCAATCGTACAGGTAGGAAATCGTGTTATATTTTTGTCTGATAATGGTATATATGGGACTGAATTTTTTGATGAATACAATCTTCGTGGTACTGAAACACCATTAAGCGAGCCAATAAATGAAACAATACAAACAATTAATAAGGATGCTTGGGAGAACTCAGTAGCTACTTACTTTGATAATCGTTATTTTATTGCCGTTCCTACTGGCTCATCAACCTCCAACAATACTATTCTTGTTTATAATTTTCTTAACAAACAATGGGAAAGCGTAGATACAGTATCAGATTCTAATTATCACAGCGAAAACTTAATAGTAGTTGGCGATGGTGATAACAGGGGTGTGTATGCCGTAAATGACATTGGCGGCGTTCACAAACTAGATGAGCGTGTTGATGGCATTGACCGAGTGATTACTCAAATAGGTGGTAGCCAAAAAAATCTTCAAGCGGATGCTTCTGTAACTACAAGACAGTTTACACTTGGTACATTAGAGCGTAAATCGTGGAAACAATTTGAAATGCACGTTCAATCAAGCGAAGATAATACTTCTGATTTTAGTATATCATCCGAAACTGAAAATCCTGACGCAACTATTTCACTGGGAAATCTTTCCGATTTTGTTGGTTCAGCACTAGCAATTGATGAGGATGTATCCATACGTGGTAGAATAGGGAATCGCCGTGGATACGGAATACAATTTACAATTAACAATACTATTGGAAGACCAAGATTAAGAGCTATTGATGTTGATGGCTCAATTTCCTTCCGCTCAACTCAAAAAGCTGACTAATGGCAATTTTAACTAAAGGAACAGATTTCACAACAGGAGACCAGGTAACAGCTGTAAAGCTAGATAACTTGGTAGATAACGCTACATTTGCATCAGGTGCAGTAGACAATACTACTACTCAAATAGATGGCAGTGGTCAAATTATTGTCAAGGACGCTGGAATTGGTACTGCTAAAATAACTGATGACGCAGTAACTGCGGCTAAAATTGCAGCTGGTGCAGTAACAGATGTTGTTTACCCTGTTGGTTCAATTTTCACAACCGTTACTAACTATGCTGATTCTGCGGCAGTTGTGTCCGCTATTGGTGGAACAACATGGACAGCCTTTGGTGCAGGTCGAGTTCTAGTAGGTTTGGACTCCAGTGATACTGATTTTGATACAGTAGAAGAAACTGGAGGCGTAAAAGAAGTTACACTATCTACTTCTCAAATTCCTGCTCACACTCACGATACTGGCGTTGTTGGTCAAAATGATAAAAACTTTGTAGCAGCTCAAAGAATAACTGTTTCTAGTCAAAAAGGTTTTGACGATGATAATAATGATGGAACCGCATCATCTAGAACAACATCAGTAGGTGGAGGTTCTGCTCACACAAATGTACAGCCTTACATTGTGGTCTATATGTGGAAACGTACTGCTTAATTAATGGAAGTAGATAACCCCATACTTAACTCAGCTGTATCTGCACTTAATTCTGCAAAGCAGCCTAAGTTCATTGAGTTCGTAGATAAAGTTGTTGATTATTGTGTAGCCAACGAAAACGGAAAAGTATTTCAGGACTGGGACCGTGATGTTCTGAGACAGTTAGTAGCGTATCACCAAGCAAAAGGAACGCTGCTTGTTTTGGCTGATAGTGATTCGGAAATAAAAGCGGTGTTCATGTGGTATAATTGTGACTCAGATGACCAGTGGAGTTTTGTTTACAATTGGGAAGAGGACAAACCAAAGGGGGATGCAATCTTCCTAGCGTTTCTTTTTGGTAGTGAACCATTTGCTATGAAAGAACTACTACTTAAATTTATTCAATGCGAACCTGATTGCCTTACAAAGAAATTACTCGGAGTAAGATGCAGGCAAGGTAATCCGACTCGTATTAAATATACAACTAAATTATTTTCTAAAATACTAAAAGCAAAGGAATAACATGGGAGGCAAAGGAAAAGCACCACCACCAATTGACCCAGGCAAAGCTATGGGCGAATATATGTTCGGAACTCAATTCACTCAAGATTACCAAGGTATTACCGACCCTCGGCTACAGGAGCGAATTATAGGTGCAGAAGAACAGTTTCGTCCTCGTTATGCTGAACTTGAGTTACAGGACATCGGGACCTTTGCACGTGGTCTAGAAGCTGGAGAAGTAGATGACCCACGATACCAAGCAGCACAGGACCGCATTAGTGACTTAGAGGCTGAACTAGCACAAACTAGTCCTACAACAACCACTACTAAACGTAGAGGTCGTAGTTCTTATAGCGGAACAACTACGGAAGAAGTAGAAAATCCAGATTACAAACGACTTCAATCAGAAATAGCAAGTCAAAAAGCTACACTTGATACGCTGTCACCTACACGTATGCGTGAGGATACACCTGGACTATTTGGTTTACTAGAAGAACAATCTCAACGAGCATTTGAATTACAGCAAGAACAATTAGCCGCACAACGTGCAGCTGATGTTGGAGCATTGCAAGAGTTTGCCCCTCAAGTTGTTGAGGCTTATCGTGCTGCTGACCCTGAAAGCACAGCATTGGCACAAGCTGCACAGCAACAAGCTATGGGACTCTTTGAGGAAGCTGCTGGTCCGTTGTCACCTGAGCGTAGACGTATGGCTGAACAGGCTGCTCGTGCTGGTAGTTTAGCTCGTGGACGTATTGGTGACGAATCATCAATTGCTTCTGAAATACTTGGTCGTGAACAATTTAAATCCGCACTACGTGCTGAAGCTCGTCAAGCAGGTGCTGGAGCATTTGGACAGTCACGTGCTTTGGCTGGTGATGTAGGAATGACCCTGTTAGGTCGTCCATCACAAGCAATTAATCTTGGGGGTCAGATGCTAGGACAAGCACAAATGCAAGCAAGTCAACCTATTGGACCTCAACTATTTGACCCAAATGTGGGTGTTAATCTAGCCCTTCAGCAACGAGCACAGGATACTGAACTTGCAGCAGCAAAAGCACAGGCTCAGGGGGCAATGATTGGTGGAGCCTTGGGTGGATTGGGAACAATGTTTGGCAAATAATAACTATTAAATAATATGGCATTTCAAACAGGAACACAAATACGCCCAGAACTGGGCAGAGCAAACGTAAGCGGATTCGCCAGAGGCGGAGCAGCTATTGGTTCTGGTATCCTTCAGGGGATTGAAAACTATCAACAGCAAAAGCAAATTACATCATCAGCGTTGGCTGACCTAGAAGGTCGCATGGCTGCTGACCCTTCTTTGTTGGAAACCACTTCACAAGCTGGTGGTGATATTGGAAAAGCTTTCAAAAGCGTATTTGAGGAAGGCAATTACAAACAAGGTGATGTTCTTAAATTAAGCGGTTTTGTAAATTCTCTTCAATCCCAGAATATTAACGAGCAGCAGTCACAACTTCGTGATGCTCAGATTGCAGCAGCAAAAGCACAGGCTTCTGCGACTCAACAGTTACAAAACACCAAAGCTAAAAACCTTAATGCTATGGAAAAGGCTATCGCAACAAACACATCAACCGATGGAAGTGTTGATGTCTCAGGGCTTACTTCAACCTATATGCAACTTGGTGGTCGGGACAAGGATGATATTGCTTTATTTAGCGATATGGCAGAACAAGCAAAGACTGGCAAGGACCCAGTATTAAAGACCGTTACTATTGATGGCTTCAAGGTTCTGTTGGTTAATAATAAGTTCATGCAAGCCAGGGGAGCAGGGGACGGGGTTGTTACTGAGCCATCCCAAATTAAGGTTATGCAAGATAAAACCGAACGGTACAAAAAAGCTCTTGAATTATACAAACAGGGCGATATGGTTGGTTCCCAAGCTGAACTTATTGCTATTGGAATGAAAAATTTTATGAATTTACCGATGACACCAGAGGAAGCATTCCCAGATGTAGTTACTTCAAATAAGCCTACTGTTCCTGACTCACTTGGCATACTTGATACCCCATAGGGTATAATGCATACATGGCAATTACGGAACAAGATTTCGCTCTCAGGGTCAAAAAGAAATACCCTGAATACAAAGACTTAGATAACAAAGAATTAGTAACAAGGGTACTAAATAAGTATCCTGAATACAAGGAGCAGATAACTGTTTCTGGTGATGTGCTTGAACCGTCACAGCCTGCAGTGGCTGTAGCACAGGAAGATAAACAAATTCCAGAAGAAGATGTAGGTATAATCCAAAGCGTCTATGAAGCAGCTTCTGACTTTGCTAGTCAGGCAAATAATATAATACCTAACACTTTAAACTTGCTCGGTGATGCAGGTAACCTGCCTATTGAGTTAGCTGCTAAAACCATGGATTGGTTTGTTTTTCCAGAATCACGAGACATGGGAACACCATTTCAAGATGTAGCTCCTGAGCCATTTGATTTTAAACCATTGTTCGTAAAAGCTGGAATTGCAACCGAAGAAGAAGCTGATTCACTGGCTGGTTATGCTGGTAAATTTACTGGAGAAGCATTAGCTTTTAATGCCCTTGCCCTAAAGGGAGCAACAGCTATTCGTAATGCTGAAAAAATGCTTAATAATCCAGCCTCACGAGGTGTAGCAAAAAATATGCTACTTGAAATACAAAACGATTTCAGGAAAAACTTAGGTAAATTTATTGCCACTGAAGGTGGTGCTGTAGCTGGTGTTGCTGGCTCACAAGAAGCGTTGGATGATGCTGATTTAGGAACAGGAACAAAACTATTACTGGAGGTTATATCTGGTCTAGGAGGTGCTGTAACAGGTCGTGCATTGGCATCCGCACCTGAGGCTTTTTCTAAAAAGTTTGGTAAACTAACGGTCAATGAACTAAAGGCTGGTGTAGCCAAGGGAGATATTACGTACAAGGACCTTGAATGGCTTCCGATGCTAAGACAGGAAGCTCAAGCAGAGACCGCCCCTGCCCCAGCGACACCTAAAGCCACATACGAAAAACCATCCGATGTCCCTAAATACTACGAGGATATTCCTACCGATGATTACGTTGAGACCAAGATAAGGCAATCGAAGGAAAAAGGTTTAAACGAATTCGGCATGGTTGACCAGTCATCTGTAACTGGAGGTATAGATACCATACGCCTACCTTTATCTCAAATAGAGAATCTAAGAGGAAGAATGGGAGAGCATGAATTTGTAAACACTAAGTTGCCTTACGATAGTAAAGGACAAGCAAAAGTGGATGCTCTTGCTAAAGAACTTGTAAGGGATGGTAAATTCAAAAGTAAGCCCCTTATTGGCATCTTTTATGATGGACGACCACAGATTATTGAAGGAAACCATAGAATAGCTGCTGCTATACAAGAAGGTATTCCTATTGATGTCGAAATAAGATATTTTGATGGGAGCAATTATTATGCTAAGGAGGGTTTTAAACCTAGTGAGTTAGGGAACATGGCTTTAGACGCTTCGTCTCCACCTAAAAAAACCACTACTACTGCCCTAGAGCCTACTATGCCAGGAATCGTGGAGGAGTCCAAGGTATTCAATGAAGTAAAGAGAGAGTTCACCAATGCACTTGAGCGTAAAGCAATCGCCGATACAATAGCAGCAACTAACTCTATAAATGCTTACACTCCAAGCCAGAACCCATTGATTCGTGCGGCTGTAAGTGTTTTAAAAGCTGTTGCTCCTTCTAAGATAGCTGGACGACAAAATGTTTTAGATATAGATAAGGCAAGGGGTCTAATAACTGCTGCCGAAAAAACAGGAAGTATCGTTCGTAGTAAGATTGAACAGTTCACAGGAAAAGGCAGATTCCGTGTATCAAAGCCAGAAGTAGAATCTAAAGTAAATGATTATTTGAATGGTGGCGAGATGGACCCTGACCTTGAACCAATACGTCCGTTCTTAGAAAAGTACCGTGATACACGTAATCAACTATCAGAGGAGTTGCTAAAAGCACTTGATGATGACGCTGTGTCAATGCTGTCAAAAGAAGCCAAGGAAAATCTATTTGAAACAATACGGCAAAGCATTGATGAAAATAGTTACAACTCACGTGAGTACAGAATATTCACGGACACCAAGTTTACACCATCTTCTGCCCAAAGAAAAAAGGCTGAGATTGAAATAGCGGAATCCTTGAGGAACTCAATGGACATTACTTATGATGAAGCACTGAGTCTAGCTTCTAAACAACTTGATTATCTTGTTGGTCGCTCTGCTCGTACAGCAAAAGCAAAGCCAGGGGGTTATGTCCCACGTGCTTTTGATGGTCCCATCAGACGTAAAGATTTAACAATTGGACCCGAACAAAGAAAGTTCTTAGGAGAAATAACAGAACCAGGTGAACGTATATTTGGTACATTGTCACGCCAATCAAGACTACTTGCGGCACGTGAAATGGATTTAGCTGTCGCTAGGAATCTTTTAAATGAGGGACTAGCTACTACAGTACCAACACCAAGCAACAACATACAGCTTCCGCTTGCTACGGCAGATGGACCTTCAGGTATATATGTTTCTGACGAGGTTGCTTCATCCGTATCAAAACTGAGAATGGGTGAAACTGTAACAAGAAGTAACAATGAGGTTTTAAACGCACTCACTGACACATGGAACACTCTTGTTGGTGTTTCAAAAGCAACAAAGGTTCTTTTAAATGTCATTTCTTATGCTCCTGCTGCTTACGGTAATGCTGCTATGTCTGCTGCTTCTGCAATTTTTAGTCCTGTTGATTTGAAACGTGGTATTACTTTAGCCCTATCGGAGTTCGGTCCGATAAGAAATTTTATCACCAACAAAAATGGAAAAGTTGCTAGAAGTTTACTTGATGACATTGACAGTATGTCCAAGTACAACCTCAATACTCAAGGTATAGTTGCGTCAGATATTCGTGATAGCTTCCGTAGAAGTCTAGTTTCAAAGATTGCTGAAAAAACTCTTTCTCCGTTTAGTAAAGCTTACTCAGTTCTGGACGTAGGTTTCCGATACATGACATGGAAAGGGAATCAACGTCAACTTTCAAAGATGTTTCCCAATGCAACAGAAGAGCAGATAAGACAGTCAGCGGCTGCATTGACTAATGACACTTTCCAGCAGTACGACAAGGTATCAAACGCTTTCAAGACACTATCAAGAATTGGTTTTGTCAATCCCTTCGGAACTTTTGGTGCTGAGATTGTTCGCAATATGTACAACCAGGGCAAGTACGCTGGTCAAATGGCTAAGGGTACGTTTGGTAAAGAAATAGGACTGAACCCAGCAACGGCAAATGTTTCAGAAATGAAAAAGATAGGAGCCAAAAGAATAGCCGCCTTAACTACAGTTGGTGCTGGAACAACCGTTGGTATTAGAACCCTAAATGACAGTAAGGGGATTGACCTTGAATCAGAACGTGAGTTCAACGAAACAATTGCTCCGTTTTATGACGCAACGAAACAGTTAGTAATCATACCAGATAATACTGGCAGAAGCGGAACGTACTTTAACCCATCATACTTAGTGCCACAAACCATAGGCAGCAATGCTTTTATGGCTGGTCTAAAAGGCAAGTCACTAGAAAGTGCTATGGATTCTATTATTGATGAGTTCATCGGTGAGGGTTCTTTTGTGTTTCAGGCTCTTGGTCAAATATCTTTAGGTCGTGATGAACGTGGAAAAGAAATAAGCCTAAGTGCCGAAGAAGCTGACATACTAAAAGCTAAGGCTAAATTATTCTACAAATTAGTTCTTGAGCCATCTTCATTTAGGGAAGCTGATAAATGGGAGAAAGCAATCAAGGACGTTGGAACACTTGATGAGTTCAAATTAATAGGAAGATTACTTGGTCTTAGATATAATTCTTGGGATGCAAAGAAGAGCGGAATTAGCAAATTCCGTGAAGCGTCCAGCAAGATGCAGGAAGCTAAGTCAAGGTACTCATACGTACGTGACAACACTAATAAGTTACCAGCAGAAAAAGAATCAACATATAATCAAATGAACTCCGACCGCAAAAGTCAGTTCAATGAGATTATGAAGCACTACAATAATCTTTCAGGAGGAACATGGAAGTTCACAATGGATGAAAGAATAGATATGATGAAGGAGGCTGGTTTACCTTCTGACACAATACTTGACTTACTGGATGGTCAGTATGTAGATATGCCCAAGGAAAAGACATTTCGCACCTCGGACTTCTATGAGCAAATCAAGGGAGACAAAAAACAAATTGAAAATACTATACGCCAAACATTCAAGACTGACCCTCAGTTGGCAAAAAGACTTCGTGACCATCATAAACGTATCCTTCGTGTAGAGGAAAGAAACCTTTCAGCCAGGGACAAACTATTACTAGGGTTGGACACTGACAAAAGAATACGCAGACTTTATGACATGGGAGTACGACCCAACAATGCCTTGTACAAAGAGTACGTACGAATAATATCAAGGGACGTAGCTCAAGGCATTAAGATACTAGATAGAGGTTATTAATAAAAAGCCCCGTCCCCCAACAATAAGGGACGAGGCTACCTTTATCACACAATGAGGATTTAATAGGGAGAAAAAATATAAAACTCCCGCTACCGATTACTCAAGTAGCTTACCTCTTACGTATTATACACCTAGCAGTTCCAGCCTTAACTTAAGCTGGCGTTTCTCCTCGGAAAGTTTTTTACGCTGTTCAATCATTCGGTCAATGCGGTAAGAAAGTAAGCGTGATTCAGAGCGAATCATTTCAATCTGTGTCTGAATTCTTTCGAGGTTCTCATTAACATTATCCATACCCTGAACATGGTATTTCTGATTGTATTTGTCAACGAATAAGTCAGGAAAATTTAGACCTTCTTGAGGGAATCCAAAGTCAAAGGCAATCCTGTCACGAGCTATTGCTGCGTCTTTTTCATCATCAAAGTATTTGGTACTTTTTCTTTTTTCGTTTCCGCCTTTTTTGACACGGCACATACCCTTCCATTTTTCTCTGCTGATGTCCCAGCATACCCCTCTGTACTGAGATGACGTACCTTTTATTTTGGACTGGAATGCTCGCTTGTTTTCTGATGCAGTTAAATACCTTAGATTTTCGGGTCTATTGTCTAGCTTGTTTCCATTAATGTGGTCAACTTGAAATCTGTATTCATGCTTGCCGATAAATGCTTCTGCTATTATAACGTGAATAAAGTAATGACTTCCATCCAGAACGGTTTTTGCGTATCCCTTATCGCTGATGAAACCAAATCCCCTCTTAGATTTACCTGAGGACTTGTGATAGCGAGTAATACTTCCGTCAGAATGGCAGGTTACTTTAATGCCATTGAATTTAATTGTCCTGGATGTTATTTTGTCTAGTGTTTTCATTAATCGAATCTCCCTGTGCAGTGATAGAATTTAAAGAAGCAGCCAATGCCTCGCTCACCTTCACGGTTCTTGGCTAGCTTATAATTAAGCGATGTAAATGCTCCCTTGTGGTCGGTGTCCTTGGACTCTTCTACAGAACCCTTGGACGGATACATTAAAAGAACTACGTCAGCATCATTCTCGATGTCGCCTGAGTCCTTGAGGTCATACAGTTCTAGCGGTCCACGTTTAGCACCTTCTCGGTTAACCTGAGCCAGTAGAATAACTGCGATGTTCAAGTCCAAAGCCATCTGCTTAATCTTGTGAGAGATACTAGCAATGCCTTCAGCTTTACCCATCTTAGAACTGAATGGGATAAGTTGCAGGTAATCAATGATTACTAGCTTTACTCCATTCTTCTGTACGAATTGTCTTGTCTGGCTAACGAGGTCATCAGCACTCTTGACGCTATGAGAAGTAAAGATTGGCATATCATTATAAAGCTTTTGAGTAGCTTCATGGACACGCTTCTTCTCTGAATCATTAGCTGTGTTATCCAGGATGGTCATCATATTGACTCCTGATATTACCTGCAGTAGACGTTTTGTCAATTGCTTCTGTGGCATCTCAAGTGAGAATACAGCACATGAAGTGTTGTCCTTGGATACTGACTGTGATGCAATATATAGAGCAAGTGCGGATTTACCGCATGATGTCGGAGCCGCCAAGGTAAGAACCTCACCTGCTGCGATACCACGATTGCCTAGCATTTCATCAAGACGACCGAGGTGAGTCTTAACTACGTCAGGCACGTAAGTACCATCCTGCATTTGCTTAATCTCTTCCATCAGTTCCTTAGCTGAGTTTGATATACTAGCCTGGTTTACTGCCTCGCTTGGTCGAGATGTTATCTCAGTCTCAAGGTTACTGCGTATAACGTCATACGTTACGGACTCGGACTCTGCCTGTTCGACAGCGACACGGCACGAACGCATAAGCTCACGTAGCTTTGACTTCTCAAGGACTACGTTTGCGTAGTAGTCCACCTGAGACACCATACAAGCCCTTCCAGCCATAGCCATGATACCTGCTATGCCTCCGACCTCGTCAAGACCCTTGGAAGCCTTTAGACGCTCCATGAGCGTTAAGTCCTCAAAGGATTCACCAGCGGCTGCCATGTCCCCCAATGCTTGGAATACTAGCTTGCCCCTGAGCGTATAGAAATCATCAACATCAACCACTTGGCTGACGCTGTCATACACAGAACTGTCCCCATCAATAAGACAGGTAGCGATTAGTTTGTCCTCAGCTTCTTCGCTATGCGGCTGGTTGTGAATCAGTAAGTCGTTCATTTTCAAGTATTTCTACCAACGAACGAAGAACTTGACCCAGAGCTTTATGTTTTACACGATTCTCCTCTGGCATTTTATAGCTGTCAATCTCATTGTAGATTGATAAGGATACTTGTGTTGCTTCTTGGATTTTATTCATTTCGTTGTGTTGTTTGTTGTATTGATTCATATGTAGATTACTTGCCCTCCACCGAATTGTGAAGGACAAGCATTCTATCATACCTAGCTACGAGTCCTGCTCTCGTTTCAGCATCCCTATGGCTATCAACGAGTAACCAATTAGGTCACGGAAGATGTCCCGGGATTGGTCGCCTTTGGTGTTAACCTTGAGCGAACCATCAGCACAAAGAGCACGTGCCCTTTGGAATTTATCCTGCATTCTGACGCAGATGCCAGTAAGAGGATGAACGCCGAACTCAACTGACTTGTCGAAGTTTGCGAAGGGGTTATCGCATTCAACTCCACCAGTGTAGTCATTGTTTTTGTTGGCGGTTAGGTCGAGAATCGATTGCACTTCTGCATTTCGAAACTCTTCCCACCACTCCTTATCGAACTGACGTTCGTTCTCCATTAAAACGGAGAGTCGTCATTGGTCGGTGCGGTAGCAGCTTTGGGCTGCTCGGTCGCAGGTTTGCTTGCACTACCATCGACAGGGTTAACTGCCAAGGATAAGAAGTTAGTGCCAGTCTTGGCAGTCTTCTTCCATCCCTTGAGGTAGAACTCTTTACCTTCTACATTAATCTTACCTGAGTAGTCAGGGTGATTAGGTTTTTCCTTGCGGTCATTCACGAAGAATGTACCTGAGTTTGTATTATCGTATTCCATGATATTATGTTGTTTATGTTATGGGTGAAATTAGAATCCCTGTTGTGCAGGTGCTTTGGACTTACCATGTGTATTGGTAGCGTCAGCATCCTTGACATCGTCAATAGCAAACAGTCCGTTCAATGCGTACTTACGAGCGTAACTACTAGCTGAACCAGTAATCTGTGCATCGTCCATACCCTTCTTGACCTCAGCCTCACGAGCGAACCCGGTTGAACTGACAACAGCATTTGAGTCATTTGAATCAAGCAACTCACAGGTAGCCTTGACGTATACACGACCACCTACCTCAACGATTTCATCGTGGATGATAAGTGAGCATTCCCATTCAGCAAGTAATGGTTTGAGTGCAGTAAGGATGTCCTCACAAGAGCGGTACTTGTACCCTCCGAATTTATTAGTCTGCCCCTTTGGAGCTTTGAGGGATGATTGAATCCCTTGTAGTTTTTGATGTAGGTTTTTATTACTCATATTTATTTTTGGTTAGTTTGCGGAATAATTCTTTCCGTTGTTTTTGATTGGTGCAGGATTCGAGTTCTTCTCTTCCCGCCCCCATGTCAGCTAGAGTGGCTACCTGTTCTGCAGATGTCAAGTGAGAAGCAAATCTTTTTGTAAGTTGTGTAAGACCTACTGGATGAAGCACTTCCGTAATTGAACCCTCAAGATAAGCCGCCATTGCCTCTAGAGTTACAGGTAAAAATTCCTTATCACCTTTGCACATCTTGAAGTAGAAGTTCTCGACCTTACCTAGTAGACTGTTGGCTTGGCGTGAGATAACGCCACGTACCATTCCAGTCTGATGGTCATGGTCAAGTACCCAGTCATCAGTCTTGATGCTAAGGATGGGACAGCAGGTAGGCTTGTGCTTATCTCTGTATTCCTTGACCTTGGTCTGAGTCAGGTAGCTCATAGTGAATTAGTTGGTTCGTTATTGAGTCCAGCAATCGCCTGATGCAGTTGCATAATCTCTTCACGGAGTATTTCGTTTTCACGTTTAAGTAGAATGACATCTACCTTTACTCCTCGGTAAGCTTCCTCGTATTCCTTGACGGAGTTAAACTGAGGTACTCGTATCTTGTCTTCTGATGTAACCATATTATTTAGTGTATCTAATTTTCAATTGACGCATCCACCGATTGTAGGTGCTTTGGTGAAGCCCCGCCATCTTTGCGGCAACTGGGCTTTTATTTCCCTGTCTTCTGTATTCATGTACTTGTTCAATGACCTTGGCTTTATCCTCCTCGGTCAAACCCTTGGAGCATGGTATTGCTCTAGTCCTTGGTACAAATTCTCTTGTTCCTGATTCTTTTTCAAACCGCTCGTCTTCTTCTACAGCTTGTGCTATTTTCTGTTCAGCCCATCGCATGAATGAACTTATTGTTTGTTGTGATGTTTCGTACATTAGAATGTTATGTTGTATTGGTATATTAGTTTTTCAATTGGCAATAGAACGCCGACTGATGTGTTGTTGTCGCCACCCTTACGTTCAGCAGTAGTGCCGACCAGGGGAGCAATTATGTCGGTTAGTTTATCCTTGGCAATGATGATGAATACTTCACCGATATCAAACGCCCAGTAGTCAGCCTCGCTTGTTGCGATGCCTGATGGATTACCTCTTGATTCAAACTCAATAAAGAGATTGCCGGTCTCCAGTGCCATGAGGTCACGCTTTACTTCAACCTTTTTATTTTCAAAGATTTCACCAAGAGCCTTCTCGGAAACCTGTCCGACCTCAAGGTCGTGTCTAAAATCAGAATTGTAATCCATATTAATTAATTAGTTATTTGTTCAACGGACAGAATCTTTCCTGTACCGCCACGTTTGAATCTGCATCTTCCATCCTTCTCAGGATTGACCTGTAGTAAGAGACGGACAGCGTCCTTCTCGTTGTGTGCCCACTTGACTGCACAACTTGTGTTGCTCTCAGCAGGTAGCTCGTCAACTCGGTACGTTATGTAGTACTGCTTCATTTGAATATATTACTGTGAAGTCCATGCCTGCATTAGTACCAAGCACATTGTAGTCAATCCAGTCAACCGCTTCCTCCTCGGTCATATCCTCCATGAATATCTCAAGCATCTTGTGGTAGTCATAGACGAGGTTTCCTCGGTGGTCGTACCCAACAATGGCATTGTCGAGTCCAGTAAATCGGATAGCTTCATCGCTTACCCAATCGAATATTTGTTTAATGTCCTTCATATTACATTCTAAGAAGCCAGTAAAGCTCCGCACATTTTTTAGCGACTCGTATTCCGTTTTCCATCTCTTCGGGAGTCCATACCTTGTGATGGTGTTTCTTTGTATCGCAGTCAATAACAACTGAGATGCACTTCGGCAAGTAGCTTAACTTGTGTTCTCGTGATAGCATCCATGATTCAATAGCTAACTGCTGGCAGTCCTTGTCGTAGACCTTAGCCTTACCCTTGGTGTTGGTGCGGCACTTGTAGTCAGCTAAGAATAACTGACCCTCGGCATCGTGTCCAATGAAGTCAACTGAGCCAGCAATCTTGATACGATTGTCAGCTATGATTTTCTCACAAGCAATTGGCTTCACGTTTTTTTCCTGTACCCATTTATAAAAGGGTTCAGCCCATTCATCGAAGTCACGACCTTCGGGAAGCTCACGCATCCTGTCCCATATTAGGGATTCGACCATGTCCTCGATTGTCTTGTGAACCGCTGTGCCAAACTCGGACGATGGAATCGTCTCACCG